CTTCTATTAGTAAATCATCAGCACTTGTGATCGATTTAACCTGTGCTCCGGCAAGATGAGATGTAATTGTTGTATCATCTCTTCCTCTTTCCACAGTAAGAACATTACCAGATTTCAATTTTACATATACTTCTTCACCCTCAATATCAAGATAAGTATTTACAGAAATAGAAGATGCATTATTTACAGTAATTAAAACATCTTCAGTCGTAATATCATTTGTAATATTTGTAATCACAGTGCCAGTATAATTTTTGATAGCTCTCGGTTCTGCAGAATATACAACTTCCCTTTTGGGAGTATTTGTAGTATCTCCAGTAATGTAATTGACGGATACTTTCTTGACAATATCTTTTGTTGCTGTTGAAGTTGGTCCAAAGAGATATAACTTTGCAGTAAATCTCAAAGTATAAATTAATACTCTTCTTTTATCAAAATTTCCTTCATACTCATCTTGCATCGTAACATTTTCAAGAATAATTGGAATATCTCTTTTCTCATTAATTTCATCAACGAGTTCAACTGTAAGGTTATAAGATGGTTGGAAATATGGTAGAATTTGTTCGATGATTTGAAGAGCATCATCGTTCAACTTTGACATTATAGACAGTTCAAATTGCAAATTATATGGAACTGGCATATAAGTTTTTTTAGTTTCAGTTCCGTCAGTAACGGATTTTGATAAAAATGTTTGTGTCGTAGTTAATTTTCTAGCAGTATCATATGTCAATCCAGTAAACTCAAAAGACATTCTTGGTAATGTAATTTGAGTTGGATTGCTTAAATCTGGAGACTGCTCTAATCTTGCCAAAAACTTTTGCGTTGGTCCATATGCAAGAGGAACTTTTATAACACTTACAATCTCATCTGCAGAATTTGTGTGTTTAATTGTAATATCATTAAAGAGAGAACCAAATGCAATAACAGTTTTTCTTAAGATTTGGTGGTAAAAATACTCAAACATATGATAAGTAACATATAGTACTATTTAACCATCTGATAATTTATGGGACACCAAACGGATTTCTTTCACTAAAATCTATAATTTGATCTGCTTCATTCTCTATTTCTTCATTTGAAGAATAACCATTATCTGGTGGGTAAACATTAATCAAACGAAGTTCGTGAGAAGCACTTGAGGCAGCACCTACAATATTTTCCCCAACTTCAAATTCACCAGTAACATTTGATACTTCAAGTATATTCGTTACAGAACTCCAAGATTTGACTCGTGCTGTCGTTGAACTTGCAGACCCAACAACAACCTCATTAAAAATAAAGTTTCCAGTAGAGGTCAATGATGGATTTCCAATCGTAATGGTAGGAGATTGTGTGTATCCCAATCCTGCATTTGTGATGCGAATTTGAGTGATGGTTCCTGCAGAACTCACTACAGCAGTTGCAGCAGCAGAGACGGTTGAAATACCAGTAAATGTAATCGTGGGTGTGTCCACATATCCAGAACCACCACTTGTAATGGTAATAATGCCAACTACACCACTACCAATCGTACAAGTTGCTGCTGCTCCTGCACCATCTCCAAAAAATGCAACTCCTGGTGTTACTGTATAACCAAAACCAGAATTGATAACCTCAACGGATTGAACGGATTTTAAATTTGGATTTGTATTATCGGTGCAGACAACAATTCCTCCAATCATTGTTGCAGACCCAATACCAGTCATTCCTCCTGATGGTGCAGATGATATTGCAACTCTAGGAGCACTTGAATAGCCACCTCCCCTATTTGTAACAGTAAAGAATCTAATTCCTCCTGCCACTATGTTTGTTATTGCAGTTGCAGTTACTCCAGTTCCAACAAGAGTTAGTGTTTGAATTGGTCCAATAGGAACGAAAGAATTATCTGGATCATTATCATCAGATCCTCCGATGGTATCATCAATTTCATCAACTCCAGTATCAATAACCTCATCCTCATATTGAAAGAGTTCGCAGGTCAATTGATATGTGTATTTTCCTTGTAATTGATAAAATGGTTTTTCGTGCTCTACATATTTAATTTCAAATAAACGATCCCCGAGAGGGAAATATATCAAATCTCCTTCTTTAGGTCGATTTGATAATTTGATATTACTCAAATTCTTTATTAGTGGTGAAATGTAAGTTTCAAATCTTTCTCTGGAAATTTCTAAAGTCAATTCATTCAAATTTTGAATTCCAAATTTAGAAAGTATTGTAGGATTATCTCCATATCCATCATAACTACTAATGTATGCTTCTATTGGGTATGCATTATCAAAAACGGATTCAATAACTTCTCTTAAGACTGTTTTTTCTGTAATATATTTTCTTGGCAAATAATGAACCTCAACACCATAAATTTGAATTGATTCATTAATCAAATCTTGCATTAAGTTTTTTTCACTTGCAGATCCTTGTAGAAAAAATGGATTGAGCATCTGATTATCCTATCATATCGAGAGGAGGCAACTCATAAGTATTTGACATTTTTTCCATAATTGCATCAATTTCTTTTTGAGCATCGTCATAAATTTGTCTACCATTCAATTCAACACCACCGGGCAGTTTGAGGCCTTGAAATTTGATTAAATTTTGCCCCCATTGGCGTTTGATAAGTGATGTTAAATATGGTTTTAAGAATGAATCATTCCAAACTCTTGAAAAATCATTTGGATCAAGAAGTCTCCAACAATCAATTACTAAATAATCTCCAACATTTACACTTGCCCAGTCAATATCCAAATATAACCTATCCATTCTCTGATTGAATCTGATTTGTTTTTCTGTATTAAGAAGAAAATCAATATCTTCCAAATAAGTTTTTACCATTGCATATGATAAAAGTTCAGTTGAACCCCAGTAGTAAATATCATTCAAAAATAATTGATATTTTACACTGAACATATTATTTGTAGCAGTATTAGAACCATCAAATTTGAAAATTTTATTAATTCCAATAATTGATGAAGGTATTTGTAGATAATTGCTATTTTCTCTATATGTAAAAGTTGTTGCGGTTCCAACTATAGTTGCAGATGCTGTCGTAGTAACTATTCCTGCCGTTGTACTATTTCCTGCAGGAGCCCTACCACGATCAATATCTCCTTGAGTAATTTGATACTTTAAATATATTTGAGTTACTCCGTCAAAGTGCCTTTCATTAAAAAATTGAAGAGCATCATCAACCAAATCATCAATTTGTTCATCTGCAACGTTAATTTCTAGAACTGGTGCTCCAAGTTTTCTTTTGCAGTAATCTATCAAACTTTGTCTTGATGATGGTTGTGCCATTTATTTTTTTGCTCTTTTTTAAATATTTATAGCAATGTCTTCATATCTATAGTTATTATTTGATAGAACCTAAGGATGAAATAACCTCTTGTTGTTTCAAATATAATTTACAGTAACATTTTGCAAAATCTTTTGCAGTTTCAATGTCATTAATGCCATCTATTTCTGTGCTTATTTTAAAGTATTCAAAATTTTTACTTAAATTTTCAAGTTTAATTTCATCTGGATTCATTGACTAAACTCCTTAATAAAGATTTTATTTCACTGAGATCATTTTTTATATTGGCAACATCGGATTCTAGATGTTGTATCTTTTGATTCTCATCTGCTTTTACATTACGTCTATTTAAATACTCTTGATATTCTACCATATTTGTATTAATAATTGAATTTGTCTTTGAATCACGTAGAAGGTGAGAATGTCCTTCAACCTTTTCATATTTCATATTATGCTAATGAAATCACTCTTAAATCCTTGAATCTTGGAACATAAACTTGATTTGTAGATGTCATAATGATTTTAATTCTATAAGATCTAAATGCAGGTAATTGATCCACAGTAAATGTATATTCACTAAATGGAACAGTCGCTGGTGAAAATCCAGTGCTCGATGATAAAGGAACAAAAACATCAGGATGTCCGTTGTTGTCTTGAACATTAATTATTTGACCTCTAGAATCAAGATTTTCATATCCAGGAAATGGTTCAAAAATTGGATTAAAGTTCTGGTTTTGACTGATTGCATAAAATGCACGAATGTCTGAATAAAGATTGTTATATGCACTGAGTAATATTTTAATTGATGTTCCAGGATTTTCTAAAGTAATTTCTTTTGAAAGATATTGGAATGCAGTTGGATCATCAGAAATACTGTTGACTCTTGGATCTTCTGCATAATTCGTAATTACCCTATTAACTCTATTTGAAGTTAATTCAGCACTTATTCTTTGAGTATCTATAACTGGAGTTAACCTACTGTCACCAGTGCTTAAAAGCAACCTCAAATTCATTGATTTATTTCCCGGAAGTGTGGAAAGGTATTGCGTTTCATTCACCTTTGATGCAATCATTCTTGGACTATCAAAATAGTTTATCTGATTTAATGTAATATCATTAAATCCTTTATTTACGAATGAAGATTCATTTCCACTAATACTGGATGCAGATATTGTTCTGAGTTCTGCACGAAGTGAGGTTCCAGTTACAGTAACATTGTGTACCATTGGTTTTATAATTTCAAATGGTATGTTTTCAGATGCTTTTATACTATAACCACCTGCTGATTTTGTTTGATTTAAGTAAAGGGTTGGGTATCCAGATGATGTACTTCTTGCTGTTCCAGTATTTGATGATGTGTCCAATTTGACTGTATAAGAATCAAAAGTAATTGAATCTGGTGTAGTTACATCTGACAGATTGTGAGTTTTGTTAATTCTTCTAAGAGAAACTCCACCCAATTCATACTTATAAACTGGTGTTCCAGTTGCATAGTTAATTGGATTTGAACCTCTTACAATTTGTCCACCGATTGAACCAGAGGAAGTTGATGTATAAGAAATAATTTCATTTCCAATCAAAAGATATCCTGGATTTGTTGTTCCGACACCAACATTTTCAAAAGTTGAGAATGCAGATGAATCGGCAACAAGAATTGTAGATGTAGAATTAGAAACATATCCCGAAGTTAATTTTGTTGGTCGTACATCAGAAATTGCCCCAGAAATAGATACGAGGTTTGTATTTGAATACATTCCGTGATTTTTATGATTCACTACAATACTTAATCCATCACTTACTACATTAATTGCAGAAATTGTCACATTACCACCAACAGAAGAATTTAGTGTTGTTGTAAGACCAGAGTTATTAATGTATTGAATGGTTTTACCAACACCAGATACAAAATCTCCCTGAACATTATCAAGAATTAATTGATCAACTCCTGTAATATTGCTAATAGAAAATCTTGCGTTTTGTCCAATTGTAAGACTTCCAATCGTTGTAATTCCAAGAACATCACCAACTTGATATCCTGAACCACCAGACACAATTGTAACTCCAGTAGAAACAACCTCACCGTTTGATATTGTTATATTTGCAGTTGCTCCTTGACCATTTCCAGTAATTGTGCTTAAGATTACAGAACTGTAAGTGGCAGATCCTGATGATGGAGTATATCCGATACCTGCATTAATTACACTTAATGTTCCTGTTGATATTCCTGCACTACCAACAAAATTACCAGTCGCATTACTTCCCTGCTGAAGAACAGTATTTCCAAGAGTTAATCCACTATCTTGTACTGTGGTCCCTAACCCCACTCTAATTTTTTTAGAATTTAGATTGAGTGAATCTGGAAGTAAAGTGGCAATATGCTTATTACCTTCTGCCAATTCTGGACTATAAAATTCTGCAGATCCAGATCCGATAAAATCAGCTCTGTAAAGTGTGAATTTCAAATCTTCCCACTGACTTGGTTCCCAAGTAGAAGCATTTTGAGATTTAAATAAAGATCCTAAAGTTGGTTGATTTGAAATAAATGTTTGTGTTAAAAGATCATTTTCACCAATTCTACAAATATACACACTATATTTTGTAGAGATTGATGCCAAACATACACAATATTCCTGCCCACCCTCAAGGTATACTGGTGCCTTAAATACAAATGATGTTGCAACAGACCCATCACCAGATGTTGCAACTTGAGATGGTTCTAATATAACTTCAGAAAATGGAAGAACCTTTTGTGTTGGAACTCCCCCTTGCATTGTTCTGATTTGAAAGGTTACGGGAACGGGAACACTACTATCATCTTTTGATCTAAAAAATACCTCACATCTTGTTAGAAATACTCCTGTAGTATCTTGGACCAAAAATGATTGAGCCAATGGATCGTACCATTGAATAACTGTGTCTGGTTTTGTATTTGTACTTATAATAGTGGTACCTTTAATTATCTCCACTGGACCTACATTTCTTGTGGTTGGAACATTTTCTTCTTTTATCGGTTTATTTTCAATTTTAGCATTTCTTACAGAAATAATACTTTCTTGAACTGTTTCTATAGTTCCACTGGAGACAAATTTTTCCTCAGCAATAGTTGATGTAGAATTCTTATTATTTGACAAGTTATCAACTAAGGTAAAAATTTTAGTTCCAGTTTCAAATTTTGGATGTATGGGAACATTTGGATCTGGTATGTAAAAATTGCCAATTAAAGTTGCAGATACATCTGAAATCAATCTCACATTTGTAATTGTTGCCTGGGCACCACTTGTTTTTCCTTTAAGAATCATTCCACTTTCAACCATCCCACTAAATGTTCCCTGAGGTTCATTTGCTAAAGAATATGTGTCAACATTTAAAATGGTTGATGTTGATGAATATGTTGCTGAAAGAACTTGACTTGTGTATGGATTCAATCCAAAGGTTGTTATTGCAGCATTATAAGGACCTTCTTTGTGATTTGGTTGAGCAACTCTAAATGTAATTTTTGAACTAGTTGCTGAGGGATTGGCACCAGTTCCAGATGTGAGCACTGTTCCTTCTACAGTTTCTCCAGTTTGAAATGTACCTGAAGTCATAGTTATTTCTATGAGTTTTGGAACACAATATTTTGTAACGTCCTTACCGTCAAAAAATGCATACATTTGAGTGAGTGGTTTGATTTTTTTCGCAATAAATTCAATATTTCTTGATCTCATATTAGCAATAAGAGTTCTGCTTACAACATTATCTCCTAAAGATGTTCGATCAAAAACTTCTGTCACAGTCATTTGAGTTCCGGTTCTACTTTTAGTTCCTATCTCAAAATTTTGCTTTAATTGATCTTGATACACATCAGTTTTTATATCAACTATCCACTCACCCCCAGTCATGCCACCATTTCCACTAAGTCCTCTTTGACCCCATCTTCCACTACCTGCAACTTCATTAGCCTCTATTCTGTCCTTAGGGGTGAGATTAAAGCTTGTTTTTCCAGACCAAGTTGCTTGCCAACTACCCCAAATTGCTGGAGCAACACCTGTTTTTGGATCTACACCTAAAGTTTTACTTTGAAGATCCATTTGAGTTGCATAGTCTCCCTCCATATTAATAATTTTTTCTTTCAATCTTACAGGATCAACCCAGGTGTCAGACTCTGGAGAAAGATCTACAGATCCTTGCCAAAAACTAATCAAAAATGGAGTTACGCTTTCAGATCTTGTTGCAAAAGATTGTTTGAACCACTCACGTTCCGCATAATCCAAAGTAATAATATCTGAGGATTTTCTAATATTAACCCCTTCTGGTGGTGAAAATCTAAGATCTGCATTTGGATCAACATTAATTACGGGTCCTCCAATCAAGTTTATTGAAGTTGTATAATGTGCAGGTCTAATTTCTTTATTTGTAACATCAATACTATTTTTATAACTAATTGAATTTTCTTGTGTAAGAAATGAAGTAAAATTATCTACAAAAAATCCAGATTTAAATCTGTTCAAACCATTTGAATCTGAAACAAAAAGTCCTGCAGTATTTGTTTCCAATAATGAAAGAGAAGTATAATATTCTAAACTTTTAATTCTATTCTCAAGTTTTTTAATATCTGACATTTGGTATCTTTCATAATCTAGAAATTTCATAGAAATATCAGAAACACTGTAAAGGTATGGTGGTAAAATTGCTGTAGCAATTTCTAGTGCGCCATCAATAAATACTGGTGTTTCTGGACTTTCAGAAGGAGTTCCATATGAAATTTGAAAATCACCTTCCTTTGAAAGATAAATTCTATCAATTCTTCCCAAATAGAAGGAAAAATTTGTAAGAATAGATTCATCCGAAGCAAGAATATTTGTTGCAGAATTTCCAGATGCACTAAAAGTTCTACCATAAAATTCTAATGGTGATGGGGAATTTTCAGCGACAGTATATGAAGAAACTCTTGGACGAATATCAATAATATCTGAATTTGAAATTCCATTTACATTCTGTATTTCTTTACTATAATCAAAAGTATTGTATGAGTTTACAGTTGTAATATCCCCATCATCGGTAGATTCATAATAACCGTTTTGGAAATAAATTTTCAGTTTTTTAGTTGGCTCATCAGAATCTGATTTTCTATTGATTACACCAAAATCATAAAATGTGCTTTCTTGTCCAGAAGAGAATGTATAGTTTGAAGAAATATTAAAACTATCAGAGTCCAATGTTACTACAATTGCACTGATATTGGATTCTTGAAATACTAATGTTTCCCCCTCTTTAAAACTATTTTGATTCTTGTATATAAAGGAAATTTGATTGCTTGTTAATTTTTCCGCACAAATTGCAATTGTTCCACTTGTTTGTCCTATAATTTTTTCTCCAATAATCAATTCAGAAGTTGTTGTGGATGGACTTGTAATTGAAAATAAAACAGCAGTTGGAGCTGATGGATCTGATGTGTTTAAAGATTCATAAATTGAATGAATTTGAACAATATCAGGAACATTTAAACATATGTTTTCGTCCTGAACTCTGGTACCATAAGGATATCTTCCATAAGTTAGTCCATCATTAATTGTAGTTCCACCAATTCCTGAATAACTGTATTTTGATTTATTTACAATAATGCTACTTACTCTATTTTTAAGTTTTGATTTTGCTTTTGGTTTTGATTTTGTTAGTGTTGTTACTAAAGTTGCACTGACATTAGTACCAGATCCAAGGTTATAAATTTGAAGTTCAGTTGATCCATTTGTGAATGAAAACTTATCAGAAGTCAAAATTTCTGTGGATCCATCAGATCGAATTAATGAATATCTTTCTTCATCAAAAGGTAAAAATATTTGATTAGTTCCAGAATTTACTTGTGTTGTAAGTTGATTATTTGATATAACAACAGGATAAGATTTTCTAATCGTTAAACTTGCATTTGTGAGATCAACAGAAGATATGTTCTTTTTTGGAAGTACTGTATATAGAGTATTATCTGTAGAATTTTCTAAATTTGTTGTTAATATTTGTAAATCAGATACTGATAATGTTGCAGTTGGAAGTGCTCCATCACACACTCCGACAACTGTTGTAATACCAAGTACAGTATTTGGAAGTTTAGTTCCACCAATTTTAATTGATGTTGTTCCTACAGATACAACTTTTCCATAAAAAGGATCTCTATTACTTGCTGACCCATAAGAAACTATATTATCTTTTTTAACGATTGTTCCTGGAAATAATTTATTTGATGATATTACATTACTTGTGAATAGTTGGTTACTGAAAGTTACTGCTGTTCCCGTAATCAAAGAAGAAGTATTTGTAAATGCCAAAGTACTTCCAATTCCAATTGCAGAAGATATTGTATTTCCTGCTCCAATAAAGATAGATGTTGAACCTAAACTAACAACAGATAATCCATAATTTATAAGAGAGAATGTAACTGCTGTTCCTGCGGTCATGGTTACTGATGCAGTGCTTCCGGTTCCAATAAAAATAGACGTTGTACCTAGACCAACGACAGGTGCATTTGTAAGTGCTGCTCCTACAGTAACAGAGTTTCCTATGGAAACTCCAGAAAGACTTGTCACAAAAATTTGAGTTGATCCAATTCCTACAGTTTGCCCAGTAGTAATTGTTGTAACTAAATTTCCTCTATTAAGATTAAAAGAACCACCAATAGAAACTCCTGTACTACTTGCAACAAATAATTGAGTTGATCCAACACCTACAGGATTATTGATTGTTAAATTAAGTAAATTTCCTACTGTTGATCCAGTAC